TAGACTCAGGTACAACATTCTCAAGACCAATGGTTAGGATACCATGCTTAAATGTAGCACCACGTACTTCTACTGTGTCTGCTAATCTAATGCTCTTGATAAATGCTCGTGTACCGATACCCTTGTGCAGATATTGTATTTCAGAATCTTCAGGTTTTTTCTCACCTTTGATCTCTAAGATACCATCTTTAAGAGTAATATTGATTTCATCCTCACTGAAACCAGCAACAGCTAATTCTACAGTATATCTGTAGTCGTCTAGCTTGATGATGTTATGAGGTGGAAAGTTTGTCGTTGAACCTGAATTTGTAGCGTTCATGAGATCGTCGATATCTCTAAACATACGTTCAAATCCAACAGTTGAAGGCCACAATGGACCAAATGATAGTCTCGTCATTTTATTCTCCTTAATTAAGCGAGATTAACAAATACCTGCCCCGAAGGCACAGGTTCGGTAGAACCGCTCTACCTAATACTATTTATATAACTTGTTGCGTTATTTAATCTGTATTCTTTTCTGAGTATGGTCTACGACCTAATTGGTGCAAACGTAGAGTTTTATGTTTCTCTTCAGTAGCTTGCTCTTCTTTACTAACCACATCGCCTTCAAATGTTTCAGCTTTTGGTGCTGTGGTTTTAGCGTATGGACGTCTAGAAAACTGTTGATTGCTGATGTTGTTTTGTTCAACATCTGCTGCCTGAGCCGCCATACCAAAAAAGAATGTTACAAGTAATATTAAAGCTTTCATTTAAATCTCCTTAGTTGTTGTTTCTATAATTATTTATTGAAACACAATTGAAAATTTATATACCACTTGGTATACGTCAGTATATACCTATTTACTACTCTGTGGTTTCGTCGATAATATCTTTTATAGCTTGATTTAATGGTTTATAACCATAAAAGTTTAATTTTTCGTTTTTACGATCTAGACCATCTCTACGTTTAGTAATAACTCTAGCTCGTCTTGCTGCTTCTAAAACCATTAGGTATCTGTTACCTCCAAAAATTGGAGCATTAACAGCTTTTTCTACATCTAACCTAGGCATCTCATCACGTTTCTTTGACATTCCAGTGTCCTCCATAATATACTTCAAGTTTACCTACATTATTTAATCTTTGATCACCGTCTTGGGGTTTATCAGATAGACCTAGTTTTTCTCCATCAGAAACAGACATACCACCTTCAGGTTTCTTACCAAAAATTAGATCCCAATTTGCTTCACCTTCTTTTGAAAGGATCTTGGATGAAATACTGTCTCCAGTAATATCATTCTTTGCAACCATTATTTTTTATCCTTTTTTGGACGGCCTTTAGATTCTTTTTTCTTATCACGGTTACCCATTACGTTCTCCTTAATATAATTTTTTAGGCATCTGAGTAGATGCTAACTTTTTCAACCAACGTTTCTTAGCCTGATTTTTGGCTTTTTTACGAGCAATACTTGGTTTCTCGTATTCCATTCGTTCTCTGATCTCAATCAGAAGACCTGAATCCTGAACCTTGTTTCTAAATTTTCTAAAAGCTTTTTCGAACTGTCCTTCATGGACATCGACATACAATCCTTGTTTAGAATCTGTCTGTTTTGGTCTGAATTTTTTATTTGGTATAGCTATTTTAGAATCTCCTTAGTCAATTTATAGTAACATTATATCATAAAACCGATTTATTGTAAACTGTTTTATAATAAAAAAGGGACCCTGAGGCCCCTTTTTGATGTACCTGAATAATTACTTATTCATTACGTACATTGTAACTTCGAAACCGAAACGCATTTCAGTAGCAGCTGGTTTTGTCCACATAGTAGTTCTCCTTTGTTTATAAAATATTGCGTTTATAAACTCATATCGACAGAGAGAACGGCTTTTGACTCAGTCATTCAAGGTCTGTCTTGAGGCCTATACAACATATAATTGTTTTACCAACTATATAAGTACATTATATCCTATAAAGTATTTAATGTACATGACTACTTATATAATACTTGCACCAGGGTGTTAATTAAAAGTATTAAAAGTAGATAATCCGTGAATTATTGTGCTGCTGTCGCGGTTGCTTGTGTGTTTTCAGTAGCTGCTGTCTTTTGTTGCTCTAAAATCTGAGCTTCGCCTTGTTGTTTAACTTTGGCGATTAATGCTGCAATTTCGTCAAATGGATGACGACCTAAACAACGAAGAATAGTATTAACTTCATCAACTGTCAAGTCAAGTTTGATATTCATAAAACTCCTAATTAATAGTAACGTTACGTTTAATTCCGCCGATATTATATTTCGGCACTAATTCCCACTCAGATTTTTCTTTGTATGAAACAACCTTGATCTGAGATAGAGAAGCCTTTGGTTCTGCTTTAGATTTATCAAGAATCTTTAGTAGACCCCAGTCTTGAAGGAGTTCCGCAATCACATTACGTCGCTCGATATCAGACATAGAGATATCAGATTCCTTGCCATCTAAGGCAAACAATTCTTTGAAATGTACAATAAAGTACTTTCCTTGTTTATGTAGTATGTGACATGACTGGAATAGCTTCTTGTCTTTTCTAGACGCTATACCGATGCGGGTTAGGGTTTCTCTGACTTTGAGGAAGTTATCTGGTTCGATCAAGTCAACTTCTAACATTGCATCTGGTGTCCAATCATAATACACCATTGCTATAGACATAATATCTTCACTTTCGTTATTATAGTTTTACATGATATATTTATAAACTTAGGAGTTTCTACCACCAGTATCGTACTGCCGGCGGATCTCCTCGATCTGCTCAGGTTTAAGAAGACTGATAGCTTCATAAGCCTTTTGCTTAGAATATTTATAGTGCTTCATGATCAGCTCTATAAGTTCTCCTAAGTCATCCTTTTTATGCCATTTGCTGAATCTTCTTTTTTTAGGTATTGAGTTTACCAAGAAGTCGAACTGCCATTTTTTAGCAATCACAGAATTCATGTTCATCTCATTACCATAAAGAACTGTGTCTGGGAAATAGGATAACCCTTTATTTATTATGAATGAATTATAATCCTTCTCTGCTTGGGGATCCTCGAATAGGTTCTTTTTAGAATCGTTTATCGCATTAAGGAAGTCAAATGGACTCATTCAGCAGCCTCCAAGCCAACGTCTTTTAGATTATCTGGTTTAGCCATGAATCGAGTACCTGGAAACTTCTTACTTAGTACGTCCATGATCTCTTGTTTTGTCGTACCAGAGGCTAAGAATACATCTCCATCTCGGTTATAACAATATATCATGTGATCCTTCTTCATAAAATCAAGATCTATTCTTTTATATTCATCTTTAGGCAAAGGAGAATTAGCGATACTATCAAGCATCATTCTCATTCTACGATTAATTAGCGCACGTAAAACCATCCAACCAATGATAAAACCTACTATAAAAAGTAAAAAGCTATCCATGTGTTTTTCCTTCGAATGCTGGTTTACCGCCATTTTTGATATATTCGTCATAAGATTTCATACGAACATTACATAGATTTTGGGCTGTTTCTCGTATGTCTTCAAATCTATCATTATAATTAGATTTAACAAAACCACGATCGACTAGATAAGTTGCTTTTTCCCAGTCTTCATTGGTGTAGGTATATTTTATTTCATCTTGCATTGTGCCATAACCTCAGTAAGAGCAGCCATTAGATTTAATTCATGATCTGCAACGAAAGCTGCTTTGTATTGATAATCAGCCAAGATTAGAACCAATTGTGGAATACTTGCCTGCTCTAGATTTACTGATGCAGTATCATATAACTGCCTAAATATATTTATAGAATCTGCATCTGAATTCTTAGCTACCCATTTTCTAACTTCAGTAAAATTCTTATCCTTCATGTGTTTGATAAGTTCTTTGAAGGATTCTTCATTAACATTTAATAGAATACCTGAATCGATCTTACCAGATACTGAATATCTTTGTAATTCATTTAGGATACGACGATAATCAGGAAAATGTTTTTGAACTAGTTCAGCAACAACTTTAGGATCGAACTCGATATTCTCAGTCTTGAGGATATATGTCAATCTCTTAAAGAAGTTACCTGCGATCTCTGGTTTTTCTTTATTGTCTATCTTGAATTCGACAACAGAACATCTTGAATGAAGAGGTTCGATAATACGATTCTTATAATTACAAGTAAAGATGAATCGACAGTTATTACTAAACTCTTCGATAAATGCTCTTAAAGCTGGTTGAGTTGAGTTTGGATTAAGATAATCAGCCTCGTCGAGGATAACTACTTTTTTAGAATTGGTAAGAGATACCGTTGAGGCAAAGGATTTGATCTTGGTTCGAAGAACATCGATACCAGATTCCTCAGAACCGTTAATGAGTAGATATTCAGCTCCTATCTCATTACATAATGCTTTGGCAACTGTAGTTTTACCCACACCTGCAGTACCACAAAATAGGAAATTAGGAAGTTCACCTGTTGCGATGAACTCTTTGAATGTTTTCTTTAGAGATTCTGGTAAAACACAATCGTCGATTTTCTGAGGCCTGTAGCGTTCAACCCATAAATATTCCATAATAACTCCATTATATAAAAATTCCATTAATCTTCACGTACTTAAATGAGCGTTTTGCTAATTTTCTTGCTTCACTAATACTTACATATTCAATACCATCTACTATAACTCTTTGAGAATTAGGATTATTTTCTCCTCTTTTACCATAAAGAGGATTACCTTCTCCCTTATAAGATCGTCTATTTTTCATAGCTTTTTTATAATTTATAGATCGGCTAGTATCTCCACCGTCTCCACCTTTAGTCATATTATACTTAGGTTTTAATTTGCCAATCCATAAAGCTTCATCTTCATGTAGGTTTCCATCTTCCTGTAAACACTCTATAGTAAAATTATCTTTACCATATTTTCGTATAGCTCTATACAAATGAGTTTTACCACCATCTTTTGCATTCTGAATATGCTTTTTAAATCTAAACTCTATTGCGTTAGACGTATATCCAACATAGAAGTCATTAG